CAAAGACATGGTTGAACGTATTACCGGTTGGATGGAAGATACTGCTGAAATGCAGACAGAATCAATGCTAGAACTAGCAGATGCTATACGCGACGAAATGGGCGCAGAAAAGGCAGAACAATTTTCAGGGTCAGTCAAAGGTGCACTAGAACAATTATACACCACATTAGAAAGTGTTCGAGGAACTCTCACGCAAGGTGTAGGCATGTTGACTGGCGAAGGTGAGATGCAAGAACCAATGGGCGCAGATGACGAAATGGGCGGTTTAGACACTGACATGGAGCCCGGCGGTGATGACATGGATCTAGGCGGCGATGATGACATGGATCTGGGTGGCGATGATGACTTTGGTGCTGATGCCGCAGCCGCAGGTGCTGAAGAACCAATGGGTCGTGAAAGACGTGAAAGTGTGCAATACTCAAAAAAAAAGCTAAGATAAACGAAAACCTAGATTCGGATTTTATCTACGCTATTTTGAGACAACAAAAATCTTCTGAAGTAAAAACTCTATCTATAGAAAAGCTCGATCGTTATCTACAGAATCAAGGTCGAAGCCAATTCACCTATGAAGTATTCAAGTCAGTTTATGATTCTGATCCTAGAATACAAAACATAGTAGCAGACTTCGATGAACAGAGCATTACATTGAAAACCAGTGAAATGGATGATGTAGATGTTGAACCAAAAACTGACGGCGGTGGCGACACAGTTAGCACAATGGCAAAAAGAGCAGTTGACTTAAAAGATCTTTGATTATATAATAAACTATGTCTTTGATCACAAATAAATTCACCTATGAAAAGTTAAAACGAGTAGAAGAAAATGGCAAGAGGAGGTACGCTACACCAAATGGACCCCCTGTGGCCAGCGTTACTACTATACTAGATGCAACCAAAGATAAAAGCCATCTCATAGCATGGCGAAAACGTGTTGGTGAAAAACGAGCACAAGAAATCACCACTGAAGCAGCGGGGCGAGGTACTCGTATGCACAAATATCTAGAAATGTTTATTGAAAGTGGAGAATGGCCTTTGCCGGGCGGCAATCCTTATGCTCAACAGGCTCACAAAATGGCCACAGTGGTAAAAGTTCATGCGTTATCAGATATAGATGAAATTTGGGGTTCAGAAGTACCAGTTTTTATTCCAAAACTATATGCAGGCACTACTGATCTTTCGGGGATATACAAAGGAAATCCTGCTATAATGGATTTTAAACAATCTAACAAATTAAAAAAGGGCGAATGGATTGAAGATTATTATTTGCAAATGACCGCATATGCACTCGCCCATAATGATATGTTTGGTACTGATATCAAGCACGGACATATCTTTATGTGTACGCAAAACTGTGAGTATCAACAGTTTGACTTAACTCCTGAACCTGATCCTTATTTTAATCGCACCTTCGACGACTGGAGCAACGAATGGTGGGATAGAGTCTATCGGTATTACGAACAAAACAGCTAAATACTGTTAATAATATAGGAGTTGAGATATGGCTGTTGTTTCCATTTCAAGAATTCAAATTCGTCGTGGTAAAAAAAACTCTGGAACAGGTTTACCACAGTTAGCAAGCGGTGAATTTGGTTGGGCAATAGACACACAAGAATTGTTTATTGGTAACGGTGCAGTATCAGAAGGTGCTCCTTTTGTAGGCAATACCAAAATCTTAAGTGAGAACGATAATCTGTTTGATTTTGCCAACAATTACACTTATAAAATCACAGACGGTGTTGTTCAAACAGGTGATGCTGTTAATAATCCCGTAGAAAGAAGTCTTCAAGATAGATTAGATGACAGGGTCAGTGTAAGAGCATTTGGCGCAAACGGAGATGGTTCAGATCAAACTGTACAATTACAGAGAGCAATCGATCAGTTGTTTCTCAATCCCGCAAACCTCAATGCAAAAAGCAGAGTTAGGCTACACATAGAACCTGGTAACTACACCGTCAGTTCGACAATTTATATTCCGCCGCATGCTACTATTGTGGGCGCGGGCATAGAAAAAACAGTATTCAATTTTACTGGTACTGGTGCTGTATTTCAAACAGTAAACGGTAACAGCACAGTTGGCGCACCAGCCAGTGACAGTACAAGCACATTGAATAATCAAGCTAGAGAAATATATCTAAGTGGTTTTACCATCAACTCAGCTGGCAATGCCAAACATCTTTTAATACAAAGTTGTCGAGACAGCGTGTTCGAGGACATCAAAATATCAGGATCTAGAAGTTTGGGATCAGCTATTACCACAGATGACATAGCAGTACAGCTGAACAGCCTCAGTTCGATAGTTACCTGTAAAAACAATGTCTTTAAAAGACTTAGAATACAAAATACATCATATGCAGTTTACAGTGATTTTGATATAACGCAGAACACATGGGAAAACTGTGATTTTGACACACTAGCATATGGATTTGTTTTTGGGGGATCTGCTGTTATTGGAGTAAGCGGACAATTGACTGGACCATTTAATAATCTAATATCTAGCAGCAGATTCAATGACATTGAAAAACAAGCATTATGGATTGCAAAAGGTACCGGCAATCAAAGTGACACCAATCGTTACTATCGCACAGGCAATGATGGCGGTACCAGCGCCAATGCTACAACACCTGTGATAGAATTTCAAGACTTTGAAAATATATCAAACAATGATTGGTTTGAAAGAACTGAAGATCTAGGCTACGGGCAAGCATTTATCAATGTACCATATATACCTGAGGTCAAAGGTCCTAGTATCTACAAAAACAATTACACTAATAAAATCAATATTTCCAGCAGTCCAAGTGAATATACAAGAATTATTAATTTTCCCGCAGACACAGAAAAAAGCATAGAAATTGATTATATCTATAGAAGCAATCAGGTAAATGCTGTGAGACAGGGTGTGATTAAAATTATAGTAGATCCAGACAATGACACAAGTCTGTTGTCTGACGATTATGAATTCATCGGAACTGGAGATGCCGAAGCCATTGATTTTAGAGCACAAAATTACGATTTCGGCGGAAATGGTATTGACACAGTGGCTCTGATGATGTTAAATTCAACAATACAAGACAATGGTGTTATGTATTTTAACGTAAAAACAAAAAATTAATGTTCAATTTACCATATCAAGAAAGACTGGTCTTCTGGCATGAGTTTCGTTCTAAATTAGAAACACAGGAAGACCCGATAAAAAGTGTTATCGATTTTTGGAACACTGCTCCAGAAATCTCTATACAGGCAGATCCTTGGGATCAAAACACATGGCCGGATCCATGGGAAATGATACACGACAATGTGTACTGCCCATTTGTAAAAATTCTTGCAATTTGTTATACTTTGCAGTTAACTGATTGTTTTTCTAAAGGTGAGTTTGAGATAAACATTATGCAGGATAAAAAAAACTGCGAAACAAAATATCTACTAAAATTTAACGGATTGTATATCGGATATGATTATTTAACACCTGTTTCTGCTTGTGAGTTACCTGAAACATTGATCGTTGAAAAATCTTATGCGATGCCGCCGCTTCAATAAATATTCAATTATTAACTAGGAAAAACAAATGACAGATGAAACACCAAAAACAGTGAGTTATGTTATCAAACGTGACGGTACCACCGAAACTTTTGACAAAAATAAAATCAGCGTAGCTGTTTCGAAAGCTATGAAATCGATTGGTATAAAGAGCAAGACACTGCCGAACGAAGTTGCAGATGAAGTATCGTCTGTGCTGAACAACGATCTACTTGATGTAATTGTGAATGTTGATGCAATTCACAGAACTGTTGAAAATGTAATCATGGACATGGGTTTACACGATCTTGCACGGGAATATATTGTATATCGACACAACAACATGCCCGATGTGTTTCGCAAAAGAACAAATCTAAAACCCTATGAATATCCTCAGTTAATTGAATTTGTCGAAGCAATACGCCACTCATATTGGGTACATACAGAGTTTAACTATTCTTCCGATATACAAGATATGAAAGTGCGCATGACACCCGAGGAAGCTGACATTGTCAAGCGAGCGATGCTTGCTATTTCCCAGATTGAAGTACAGGTCAAGACATTTTGGTCAAAGATTGGCGATAAATTACCTAAGCCAGAAATACAGGCAGTCGGTGTTACTTTTGGAGAGTCGGAAGTACGACATGCTGATGCTTACTCTAATCTATTAGAAATAATGGGCCTTAACAAAGAATTTGAAACACTTGTTGATGTACCGGCAATCAAAAAGCGCATAGCATATCTCGAACAAAGCATCGCACAACCCGTAGATGACAAAGACTATTTTCACAAGATTGTACTGTTCTCTATGTTTGTCGAAAATGTATCTCTATTTTCACAGTTCTTGATTATGATGGCATTTAACAAGCACAAGAACTTGCTTAAAGGTATATCCAATGCAGTTGAAGCTACGTCGAAGGAGGAGGATATCCACGCTAGATTTGGGTTCGAACTGGTAAACATTATCAAAAGTGAGAACCCAGATTGGTGGAACAAAGACACTGTCAATGAAGTCAATCGTCTTTGTCGTGAAGCATATAAAGCAGAATCAGCAATTGTAGATTGGATCTATGGCGAAGCAGACCTTGAATTTTTGCCAAAAGAAACTGTAAAAGAATTTCTCAAGCATCGTTTCAATCAAAGTCTACAAGCAATTGATTTAAAAGCAATCTATGAAGTAGATCGTGACGCTGTTAAAACCACTGATTGGTTTGTTGAAGAAATACTGAGCACTAAAAATATTGATTTCTTTGTGAAGAGATCGACAGCATACTCGAAAAAAACCAAAGCTTTTACAGAAGATGATTTATTTTAGGATAACGAATTGTCAGATCAATGTAAAAAAACAGACAAGCAAACAGAAAAATCAGATAGTTCAGTAATAGATAAAAATGATTATTCTTTTGTGGAACGTCTAAATCAAGCAGTATATGAATACGAGGAAATAATGAACAAGGAAACTAAATGACTTATGAAAAATTTTATTGGTTAAATGATGACTCTCGAACATTTTTATCTAGAGGTTATCTCAACAAAGATGAAACTGCCGAAGGTCGAATAAGAGAAATTGCTGATAAAGCAGAGTGGTACTTGAAAGATATGGCAAAAACCCAAGAAGAAAAATATAAATTTGACGGGTTTGCTGATAAATTTTTTGATTACATGAGTCGTGGATATTATTCACTGTCATCACCTGTGTGGGCTAATTACGGCAAGGATCGAGGATTACCGGTTTCTTGTTTTGGATCTTATATTGATGACAACATGGAATCGATTCTGTACGGTGTTGCTGAAAACGGGATGTTGATGAAGAACGGCGGCGGCTGTTCTGGGTATTTTGGCGCTGTTCGTCCACGAGGTGCTCCTATCAAAGATCAAGGCGAAAGTTCAGGATCCGTTCACTTCATGCAGATGTATGACACTCTTGCAAGTGTTGTATCTCAAGGCAGTGTGCGCAGAGGTTTTTTTGCAGCATATCAAGACATCGAACATCCTGATGCAGATGAGTTTCTCGACATTGGTACAGAAGGCAATCCTATTCAAGGATTGACCACCAGTGTTGTAGTATCGGATGAGTTCCTCGAAGCAATGAAAGAAGGCGATCCGGAAAAGCGTAGACTGTGGGCCAAGGTGCTTCAGCGTCGTTCAGAGATCGGCTTTCCTTATATCATGTTCAGCGGAAATGTAAACAAAAACAAGCCTCAGGTTTATCTTGACAAAAACATGAAAATACATGCGAGTCAGATGTGTTCAGAAATTGCTCTACCATCCACAGTAGATGAAACATTTACCTGTGTTCTTTCTTCACTGAATCTACTGCACTGGGACGAGATCAAAGACACTGATGCTATAGAAGTGCTTACCATGTTCTTAGACACTGTGAACGAAGAGTTTGTTCGCAAGAGTGAAGGACAGGAATATCTAAAAAGAGCTCGGCAGTTTGCCGAACAGCATCGTGCTTTGGGTGCAGGTGTGCTAGGTTGGCATTCGTATCTTCAGTCAAAAATGATTGCATTTGAATCACAAGAAGCCGCAGATCTAAATCGACAGATTGCTGAAACATTCAAAGAACGCAGTCACAGTGCGTCGAGGGAACTTGCCGTACTGCTAGGAGAAGCACCTGTGCTCAAAGGCTATGGTATGCGTAACACTACCACAATGGCCATTGCGCCAACCAAAAGCAGCTCATTTATTCTCGGCCAAGTGAGTCAGTCGATTGAACCTGAGTTTTCAAATTGTTATGTAAAAGATCTAGCCAAGATGAAGGTTACAATCAAAAACCCATTTCTTCAGCAACTGCTGAAACAAAGAGATATGGATAACGACGAGGTATGGGAGTCAATCAAAATTGCAGATGGTTCTGTTCAGCATCTTGATTTTCTCACTGAAGATGAAAAAGCAGTGTTTAAAACATTTTCAGAGATTGATCCGTACACGATAGTTGAACAGGCAGCAGATCGCCAGAAGTACATTGACCAAAGTCAAAGTTTAAATCTAATGCTTGATCCTGATATGAGTGTAAAAGAAATCAATGCACTATATCTCTATGCTCATCAAAAAGGAATCAAGAATCTCTATTACGCATATTCGATGTCAAAAGCACAGTCATTAACACGTAAAAAATTGACTTCAACTGAATGTGCAGCATGTGAAGCATAACAAAAAGGATAGAAGAAGATGATAGTAATTTATGGAAAAGACGGTTGCTCATATTGTGAAAGAGCCAAAATGCTGTGCGAGTCTCAGGGACTCGCACATCAATACTTGGTTATGGGTCTAGATTATACCCGTGACCAATTATTTGAAAAATTCCCCAATGCCAAAACAGTGCCACAGATTATGATTAAAAATGATAAAATTGGCAGCTACAACGAATTGGTAAAGTATATTGAAGAAACAGGTTATAACGGAACAGGAAACACTCTATGATTATCGAAACACCCTACAAGGCAGGCGACACAGTCACAATCAAAACCACAGCAGGTGAAGAAATTGTAGCAAGGTTGGTAGAAGAAACACCAACGTCTATAAAAGTACACAAGCCTTTGGTTGTTATGGTAACGGCCCAAGGACTAGGTCTAGGACCGTTTGCTTTCACAGTAAAACAAGATTCAGATATAATGTTGAGGCAAAGTGCAGTGCTAATGATGGCTAAAACTGAAAAAGACATGGCCAGTCAATATGTTCAAAGCACCACTGGACTGGCTGTTTGACAGAATACAAATGTGTTGACAACAAGTTTTAGACCAGTTATAGTCTGTTTATGAACAACATTTATCAAAAACGTACGATTCTCACGGATTGCGATGGTGTGCTCTGCAACTGGGAGTATGCATTCTGCACTTGGATGGAGCAGCACGGTTATACTCAAATTGAAAATGGCAACCATTATTATAATCTATCAGAGCGGTTTGCAATAACCAAGCAGGAAGCAAATGAAAAAGTAAAAATCTTTAACGAAAGTGCTGCTATAGGATTTTTGCCTGCACTTCGAGATGCAGTTTTTTATGTGAAACGTCTTCACGAGGAACATGGTTATGAATTTCACTGCATTACCAGTCTCAGTTTAGATCCCAGTGCATACAAACTTCGTAAAATGAATCTTGAAAAACTGTTTGGTCCATCAGTGTTTACTAGACTTGTGTGTTTAGACACAGGTGCTGACAAAGAAGAAGCACTTCGTGAATACGAAGATTCGGATCTCTATTGGATAGAAGACAAAATGGAAAATGCTTTTGTAGGTTTGCAAATGGGTCTTCGAAGCATCCTTGTTGAACATGGATTTAACATGTACGACAGCATTCCGGTAGGCATGTACAAGGCTGTTAATTGGAAAGAAATATACGAGCATATTACAGGAGAAACAGAGTGATTTCATTACATGATGAGATTGTTTTGGCATTCAACAACTATGTGAGAGAAGCTGAAAATTTTGAACAAAACAATGTGAAAGCCTCAGCTGCTAGGGCAAGAAAGGCTCTAATTGACTTGCATAAACTTTCCAAAGAACGTAGAAAAGAAATTCAAGAACGCAAAAACGAGTTATAGAATTATATAGAACACGGATAGTTCGTATGCCAGATCCTCGATATGAAATAGACTATCAAAAAAGACTTCAACAGCGCCACGAAGCCACTCGTGAACGTATACTTCCGGGCCTTGGATACAAACTGTATCGTGTATATGATATCAAGAAAGAATTTCGAGGTATTCAATCAGGTTTTAAAAATATCTATCAATCAAGCTGGCAACAAGCATTGTGGCAAATAATTAATGAACTAGAGTCTCTTAACACTGACTATGATGTGCGGTGGCTCAAGGCCAAACATGTAACACTGCTGCGGATGAAAGGACACTGTGTGGAACCTGCTAAACAAGGAGATACTGTCTCTCGTGTCGAACGAAAGAAATTCGTAGGAATAGATCCATGAAATCTTGGGAAGCGCCTATACCTCAACCACCCAAACAACGTGATCGCAAACGCTGCTATATCTTTTGGAAAGTATCAACACATTGGCGAGCAGGTGGAAAAGTAGTATGGCTAACAGATAAGCAAGTTACTTTTGCTCGTATCAAATATCACAACATAGAGCTTGAAGAAGTGTTGGAACGAGATAGTTTAGAAGAATATAAGAAATACATGCATCAAACTATTGAGTAACTGGAAACTGATTCAGTAAAAGTCTCATAAACTTACTGTTGGCCTTTGATCCGTTTCGATCGTAGACTTTTAAGTATTCTCTCAAATCTTCAGCAACACGAGTTGGAATTTCGTATCTTTTTAAGTCATTGACCAATTGCTTGTGTGCACTCATGCTGTAGATTTTATCGATTTCTGCAAAATTTTCTACTTGGGTCATCAATGCCGAAATTGCAGTCAATGGATTTTTCTGTAGGTATCTGATGCCAAATCTTGCAAACATCTGCTCTAATGGTGTGGTACCTAACCGCTCTTGTCGTTTGCCACCTAAAATTTTATACAATTTTTTTATGTATTCATTTTTATAAGCGTTGGGATCACTGGCAATTTCTAGTGCTCGAATTGCACGTTGTATTTGATTTATTGTCTCTTGAGTTTTTAAATGATATTCAATGCCACCTGTAGCACGTATTTCTATGTGTCCCCGTGAAGGCAATTTACTTAAATTTACCGCACTCATTTTTGGTGACATTCTAATTACAGTGCGGTTTATATCAGATAAATTATCATAAAATGCCTGCAGACTATTGTTTTCTAAATCACGCAGAATAGCGTCTAATTGATCAACAGCATAGGTGTTGAATTGTCTTCCAAATTCGGCTAGTGCTCTATCTGCTCGATAAATTACCAAAAACTTCAACCAATCTACTTTATTATATTCATTGCCGCTCCATGAACCTATATTGATATGTAACCCAGTTGGTTTATCTGTGTAAAGACTTTCATTGTTTTGTATCAATTCAAAAATCTGTCTAAGTGATTTGATTCCTTGAGGTATATCCATTATATTGGTTACGATTTCGGCATCAACACCAGCTGTTGCATCAGTTACTACTGTCCAGCCACGGGTATTGGGCAAAGATCTAATCTGATTTTTAACATATCTGATTTTATCTCCACCACCGCTTTCACGACGTTGATTATACCAATCGTTAAACTCTTGAATCATCATTTCCTGCTCGTCTTGTGTCCATTCATCACTGGTAGCATCGCGCAGCTCGTCTACGTCTACATCGTAATATTTTACAACATCTTCTAGGTCATTTACATCATCTGCTACTTCTATGATTTCTTTCTTTGCTTCGTCGGCATAGATATAATCACCTATGTCAAAATCCTCTTCGATGTCTTGTATGGTTATTGGATCTGGGTTTAACTTGTCATGAACGGTTTTCATTGAGCGCCAGGCAGAAACAGCAGTTTTCTTCAAAGTTTCAGTGCTTATTTCTTGATAAAATTCTTGCCATTCTGCGTCTGTAGACCATCTAGAAAGCCCGTTTAAATCATTATAAACAAAACGAATCATATTTTGAATTGCAATTGTGCCACCATTTTCCAGTGATGATTCATCAGGAAATTGTTCTAGATATTGATCGATTTGTTGAATTTTTGATTCTCCAAATTTGTTTATATTATATCTTATACTGCGCAATTGTTCCTGTTGTTTGAATCTCAATAATTCTCTAGCATTGTCAACAGCACCATATCGAGGTTCAAATTCATTTTTAATGGTCTCTAAACCATTATTGTATCGCAAATAATCTCTAAACCAATCTTCAAAATCAAATGTACTTCTGCCATTATACCATTCTTCAGAGAATTCGTCCCACAGCTCTTCTATGTCAGGTTCATCTTCATCTGCATCAAACTCGTCGTCTTGATCGTCTCCGCGATAGTCATCGTGAACACCAACTTCAAATTCAAAACCAATGGTGTAATCCTTTTTTGGTGTAGCAGCAAGCTCTCTTGAGCCCATTCTAATACCTTCGATGACTTCTCTTAATAACATGATATGCCTTTTTAAGTATTTATATAAACAATTAAGTGATTGACAAAATCTAAATTACCTGTTAAACTTACTCATAAAACTTTGAATAGGATTCATCATGACATATGAACAATGGCAAGAACACATCATTGAAACTTGGAAACTCGACAATTTCTATTGGCCTGAGAATAGAAATTTCACACCACTTGATAACAGAGTATTCTCTGACGACAGTGGAGTATACTCGGCAACCGCCTACTCATTCAAAGACACGGCACAACTGGAAAAGTATCTTGCGGACACGGACAACATTGCACTGTTGCATGCAACCGTTAAAGAAAATCGTGTGATTGCTAGAATGGTGCATTTGGGCTCCAACCAGGAGCGGCTTGAACCAATTACTGTAGAGAAGTTTGTAGAACAATACAATCTAATGTCCAGTAATGAAAAATTTGGCACAGCCCAAGGCCTACAGGAACAAATCAGTGACATGACAGATGATTATGGCTTGATCTGTTATGTGCAAAATCTAGACAACAGCCTTGCAATCAAACAAGTGGTTGCTGATCGCAGTGGAATGTTGTATGTATAACGGTGACCAAACAAAAGGAGATAGATATGGTCTTTAGGAAAATTGTACTTGGTGCTGCACTTGTGGGCAGCGTGTTTGCACTTGCTGCATGTCAAGATGACGCACATATTGCATCACAGAACATCAGTCGAGCGGCTGACAACTTCGAGGTGATGCGGCGAGTGGTGTTCATGAACGGCATCACTGATGAATACATGCTCGAGATCATCGGGCTGTGTTCGCTCAATGATCGAGTAACCAGTGTACAGGTGACCTGTAAGATTGGTGAAAATGAATTTGTTCGACACCAGCTTGGCCTCAGCGACAACGTCACTTATTTCGCTGAACAGTTGGAAAGCATTGATGTCAGCACCAACCACTATCGTGTGACATTCCGTCCGCAACAGATCATTCCTGACATTGATCTTCGCGGCAGCTTCGATGATCTGACAGATCGGA